TGGCCGATAAGATGGGCATATAATTATGGATGAACTCGAGTACATTAAAAAACTTGCCGGTGTAAACGAGTTTAAAGGGTATACTCCTTATACGCCTGAAAATATTTCTCATACAGGTACTGAAAAGCGTAAAATCGAAAAAGAGAAAAATCTTCGCCCTGGTGACGAAGATTGGTTTAAACTTTGGTTCAGTCGTCCTTACTGGAAAGGACAAGAGTACCCGCCCGGACTTAGAGGACGTAAGAAATGAGATGGTCTGAAATATACGAAGAAGGTGCTGTAGGTGTTGTAGCAAACAACAAAAAGCAAGCTAAAGACCCTCGCTATAGTATGTCTATGACTAATGATGTTAAACCGGGCGAAACACAGCGTCAAGCTGCTAAGTTTGGTAACAAACTAGATAAAAAAGGACATCCGCCTACACTAAGCAAAAAGGTAAAAGGCGCAAGTACAAATGTTGCATTTAATCTAGGCATGGCAGAAGATCGTTTTACGCCAATGGAATTGGCTATTATGGAAGGCGGTCATAGTATAGAAGAAAGATTTTCTCTAAAATCCAAAGCCTACAAAAAATCACTAGGTGCTGCAAAAGCATCAGGGCGCAGACGCAAAAGAAAACTATCTACTAAATTTAGTGAAGGATACAAATTACAGTTAGAACGTGATCCTAATATGTATGTATTGCACATTACTGATACAGCATCAGGAAAGCGTACAGAAGTGCGTGGCAAAAGTGGATACGAAAGTGGTAACTATGATGCTAACGATAAACTGCATCAATTGTTAGATAAAGTAGGCAAGAGTGCTAATGTAAGTGAACTTATTAACGGCGAAGTAGTTAGTATTAATCCTAAACATCCTGATGCAAAGAAAGCAAAAGCAGCAACAGATGTAGCACATAACGAAAACTTTGCTGACGGTAAAGTAAAAGGCAAAAGCAGACCAGGGCGTGTAAAAAAGTCAGGTGCTAGTTGCAAAGGCAGTGTAACTAAATTACGTAAACAAGCAAAGAAGGCTTCAGGAGAACGTGCTAAGATGTATCACTGGTGTGCGAATATGAAGTCCGGGAGAAAGAAATGAAAATTAATGAACTGTTAGCAGAAGAAAAGAAAGACAAGTATTGTTCAGACAAATGCTGTGGCAGCGATGTAAAAGCAGAAGACTGCAAATGTCCGCCGACCTGCAAGCATTGTAACTGCAATGACCCAACTGTATCAGAAACAGCTACAGCAGGAGCAACAAGTGCAGGTAATATAGCAAGTGTTGCTAATCCTATTGCAGCAAATGCTAAAATTAAACGTGATAAAAAGGGTGTTCCTGTTGCACCACAAAAGAAGAACAAAGACGGCACAGCACAGAATGCATTAGATCTATCAAACAATTTGATGGGCGGCAAAACAATTAAACGATAAATAGTATATAAGACTCCGGAGTTAAACAAATGAAAGAAACAGATTTAAAAGAAGGATTAGGCGAACTAGCAGATCGTGCTGAGCGTGATCACGAAGTACAAATGGCTCGTTCTGATCTTTACAAAATTGCAAAGTATGCAATTAAATTACACGACATGTTAAAAGGCGTAAGCGAAGAAGCTGGATTAGAAGGTTGGGTACAATCTAAAATTACTAAATCGGCAGACTATATTAGCAGTGTATATCACCATCTAGATTACGAGCAAGCAACAGGTGAAATTAACGACAACGAAGTTAGTGTTGAAGAAGGCAAATATAAGTCAGACGCACAACGTAAAGCTGTACATGCTGCTAAAGATGAAAAGAAAAAGAACGAAAGTTCTTACAAAGACTCACTACGTGCAAAACTAGGAGAAAAGATTACTGCTAGTACACCAATGGGCGATGTTATTGACGATTTTCAAAAATCAGATGCTCCGCAGTTTAAGGGTAAGAGCAAAGAGAAAAAACGTCAAATGGCAATTGCTGCTAAGTTAGGTGCAGAAAAGAAAAAATAAGAGTAGGTTATGGATTTTCACAGACTTCAACAAAAACTATTTGAAATGGATCCAACAGATCCAAGAGAAGATTTAGCAAAACTACAAGCACAAGCACAAGGCGGAGCAGCATCCGGAGATGCTCCTCCTACTAAAGATTATCTACGCGAAAGTGCTGAAGTTGCTGAAGGAAGTTTAGGTTTAGATCGTGATTATTCATTATCCGACTTTGCTGCACTAGCTGGTGTAAAAACAGAAGCAAGTGCGTGGGACGCATTTAAGCACGGCAAAGCAAATTACAACAAACTAAATGCTCTTAACACACAAGTTGACGGTAAGCAAAAAGCAGCACCTAGTGGCAAAGTTGCGCCTGCTACAAAAGCAACACCTAAAGGAACAGAACCAAAAGCACAACCAACTGCTCCTAAAAGCGATTTCCCACAAGGAGAAGTTGCAGGTAAGTTATATCAAATTAAGCCAGGTGATAAAATTGGTTACGTTAATAAAAGAGGTGAATCTAAAGAAGGCGTAGTAACTGTAATGTTGGATACTTACGATTCTAAACAACGTAAACAGATTCAACTTAAAGTGGGTACTACAACAACTTTTGCTATTAGCAGAGCCAACATCAAAACAGTCAACGGCGAGCCGTTTACACTAAAAGATGTAGAAGCAGGTGCAGGAAAAATTGAAGCACTCGAAGCAAGAGTTGCTTATCTAGAGGGTGTAATTGAAACACTACTAGAAGGTAAAAAAGTACCAAGCCTAAAACCTAGAGATCCTAGCGCACAATACATGAACGACTTACGTAAAAGTGGTGCTATGGGCGCACATAAAGACAAGAAGAAAGATGCCAAAGCAGGTAAAGTTAAGCATAAAAGTAAAGAATTCGAGTCTATCAAAGAAGAACTTTATAGGTTACTAGACAAAAAGGGTTAAAAGTTGGAACTAGTTAAACAACATGCGGAGTTTAGCGAATCACCTTACTTAACCAAATCTATTCCCCAACACATTGTAGATACTTACAGCCTCAAAGATTTTGACAAAGACGGCTACGAAGTTCCTGCACCTTTAGAACGTGCATACTACGAAGCAGAAGGAATTAAACTAAATCACGAAATACAATATCATATAGCACCTGTTATTCCTTGGTATATTGATACTAATAATTCTGAGGTAGGACTGGTACTAGATCATTGTATGTTATTGCAGCGTTTTGCATTTGCAGGTGCAGCAAGAGCACAGCTAGAACAAGCAGTATGGCGAAGACCTATACTGCAAAAACTATTATCAATTAAACCAAAATGGGGTATTGATTTTAGTTTGGATTATGTAGATCACGGCATAGTAATGGAAGTGATACACATAGAACAAGACTTTGATAGTCTTGAAGAAGCAGTTCGAGCAAAAGAACGCCTCGAACATATTATTGAAACAACTAATTGGTATAAAGGCGCACACGAACTTAATGCCAAACGACACGAATGGGAGCATCTTAGCTCCGATGATCACAGTGACTACAAAGCACAATTTTTTGGATGGCATAGAGCCTTTGATAATAAAAAAGTGTTTTAACGGTTGACATTTTAACTTATTTCAAGTATACTTAATATAACTTAAACAGGAGGATAGTATGGGTAGTCGTACTTATGGTGCCGACGAAAAGGCAAAACTTGAACGTCTCGTAAGAGAAGGTGTAACTGTATTGCAAGAAGTTGAAGATTTGCAAACAGGTTTAAAAGAAACTGTAAAAGCAGTTGCAGAAGAATTAGATATTAAACCTAGTCTAATTAACAAAGCAATTAAAATTGCACAAAAACGTGACTGGGATTCACATGCAGACGCATATGACGATCTAGAAACACTTATTACTACGCTAGGTTACGATAAGTGATACAAAATGTAAAATGGGTAGGCACAATACTTTTCTTTATTGCTGCCTTACTCCTGTCTTCTAACTTCGAATATAGCCGATACGGTTTTATTGTGTTTGCAGTTGCACACATAATATTAAGTATGCTATTCTTTAAGTTAAAAGATAAACCAATGTTTATACAAAACTTTGTATTTCTATTTGTAGATATCTACGGAGTTTATAATCACTTTGTAAGGGGTATATCATGACAGTTCAGCCAAAGCCTTATCAATTCTTAGCATGGATTGCAACCGCAGTATTACTTGTGGCTGCAACTATGGCTGCATTTAATATGTACCCCTATTACAGTTACGCATTTACAGTGGCAAATGGTCTTTGGGTACTAATTGGAGTATTATGGAAAGAAAAGAGTCTAATAGTGCTAAACGCAGGACTAACCATTATTTACTTAGTAGGCCTCTTAGCACAATAAATATTATTACGCTCAAGGACAATTGTCGAGCATGTATGATGGTTAAGTTGGCCACAAGCAACGAAGGAGAAAATTGAATGCCATACGTTGATGCGATGTTTGATCGCGATCAAGATATTATCCGTGTCGTAGAAAGACGCGAAGGTAAACGACTGTTTACAGAATACCCTGCAAAATATACGTTTTATTACAAAGACCCTAAAGGCAAGTACAAAAGTGTGTACGGAGATCCTTTGAGTCGTATTGTGTGTAAGAACACAAAAGACTTTCGCAAAGAAGTTGCTATTAACAAAGGCAAGGACTTGTTCGAAAGCGACATTAATCCAATCTTCCAGTGTTTGAGTGAGAACTATCTCAACCAAGATGCACCTAAACTAAACATTGCGTTTTTCGATATTGAGACAGACTTTGACCCAGAGCGTGGCTTTGCCGATCCTAGTGATCCGTTTATGGGTATTACGTCTGTATCTGTATATTTGCAATGGTTAGAAACAATGGTGTGTCTTGCTGTTCCACCTAAGACACTCACAATGGAGCAAGCACAGAAAGAAGTAGAAGGACTAGAAGGTGTTGTGCTGTTTGAAAAAGAAGCAGACATGCTAAACACGTTCTTAGATCTAATTCAAGATTCGGACATACTAAGTGGCTGGAACAGTGAAGGTTACGATATTCCGTATACTGTAAACCGTGTTGCACGAGTATTGAGCAAGGACGACACACGTAGATTCTGTTTGTGGGGTCAGTTGCCTAAGAAGCGTGAATACGAAAAATACGGGAAGCAAGCAGTTACATTTGACTTAATTGGTCGTGTACACTTGGACAGTTTGGAACTGTATCGTAAGTACACATACGAAGAACGTCATACATATCGACTGGACGCTATCGGCGAGATTGAAGTAGGTGAAAATAAGGTACCGTATGAAGGTACGTTGGATCAACTGTATAACAATGACTTCCGCAAGTTTATTGAATATAACATTCAGGATACTGCGCTACTAGACAAACTAGACAAGAAGCTACGCTTTATTGACTTGAGCAATAGCATTGCACACGAAAACACCGTGTTGCTACAAACAACAATGGGTGCTGTTGCTGTTACAGAGCAAGGTATTATTAACGAAGCACACAACCGCGGACTACAAGTTCCCAATCGTCCTAAGCGTGATGATGAAGAAAGTACACAAGCAGCAGGTGCATATGTTGCGTTTCCTAAGAAAGGCTTGCACAAGTGGATTGCTTCAATGGACTTGAACTCACTATATCCATCAGTGATTCGTGCGTTAAACATGGCGCCCGAAACTATTGTAGGACAAATACGTCCTGAAATTAGTGACGCTCGTGTACACGAAGACATGACTCTTAAGAAGAAGTCATTTGCAGGTAGTTGGGAAGGTCGTTTTGCAACAGAAGAATACGAAGCAGTTATGGATCAACGTAAAGACATTGCACTTACAGTTGATTGGGAGGATGGTAGGTCGGACGTACTTTCGGGTGCAGAGATTTATAAACTTATATTCGACTCACATATGCCATGGATGCTTAGTGCTAATGGTACTATATTTACTACAGAGTTTGAAGGTGTAATTCCAGGTATCCTTAAACGCTGGTATGCAGAACGTAAAGAACTACAGAAAAAACTAAAGAAAGCAAAAGATGCAGGACTTGCCGCAGAAATTGAATACTGGGATAAAAGACAGCTTGTTAAAAAGATTAATCTTAACAGTCTATATGGTGCTATTCTTAATCCTGGTTGTCGCTTTTTTGATAAACGTATTGGCCAATCAACTACACTAACAGGTAGACAGATTGTTAAGCATATGAGTGCAGAAGTTAACAACTGTATTACAGGCGACTATGATCACGTAGGTAAAGCAGTTATCTATGGTGATACTGACTCTGTGTACTTTAGTGCATGGCCTGTGCTTAAAGATGACGTTGAAGCAGGGCGTTTAGAATGGACCGCCGAAAAGGCAATTGCACTGTATGATCAAGTATGTGAACAAGCAAACACAACGTTTGAAAAGTTTATGGCAAAGGCATTTCACTGTCCTAAGACACGAGCAGACGTGATTGCAGCAGGTCGAGAGATTGTTGCAAGTTCAGGCTTGTATATTACTAAGAAGCGTTATGCGGCACTTGTAATTGACAACGAAGGTTTCCGTACAGATGTAGACGGCAACCCAGGTAAAGTAAAAGCAATGGGTCTAGACTTGCGCCGTTCAGATACTCCTGTGTTTATGCAAGACTTTTTGAAAGAACTACTGCTAATGGTACTTACAGATGTTCCGCAAAAGGAAGTGCTAGATCGTATTACAGAGTTCCGTAAAGAGTTTAGTGAACGTCCAGGTTGGGAGAAAGGTTCGCCCAAACGTGCAAACAAGATTGGACACTATCAGCGTCTTGAGCAGAAGCAAGGTAAAGCAAACATGCCTGGGCATGTTAGAGCAAGTATCAACTGGAATACGTTGAAGCGAATGAACGGTGACAAGTACTCGCAAGAGATTGTTGACGGTATGAAAGTTATTGTTTGTAAACTAAAAGCGAATCCGCTGGCATATACTTCTGTTGCATACCCTACAGATGAGTTGCGTATTCCAGAGTGGTTTAAGGAATTGCCATTTGACGATGCAGCAATGGCCGAAACTATTATTGATAATAAGTTAGACAACTTAATTGGTGTGCTAGACTATCCCCTAGAGGATACGAAACAGCACACTACATTCAACAGCTTGTTTGACTTTGGAGAGTAATATGGATTACTACGGGCACGAAGTAGGAAGTTGTACAATGATCAACAACGATGCAGTTATTTGGATTCCTAAAAATGCTTCGTCGCTACTAAGAACATATGATCCCAAAAGATACTTATGTACTGATTATATAGTAAACAATTATATAGTTTTTCTTCGAGATCCTTATCTTCGATGGAAAAGCGGAGTATCAGAATATTTTATTCGGCACGAAGCTGATGGAGAGTATATTTTAGATAACATTGCAAAGATTGAATTTGACGAGCATACTGTTCCGCAAAGTAACTTCATTCCTTTTAAAGGAAAATATAGATATTTTGATTTAGATAACGGTGGGTTAATTCATTTTAACAAGCTGTATAAAGTATGGGAAGAAACTGTTATTCTTCACGCTTCTGCAGAAAGTTCAGCTAAAATGGATTTTATGGATAAAATAGAAAGTGCTGTTAGTAAACATTTAGCTAAAAAAATTAAAGAATATTATGCAGATGATTATTCTTTAATAACGGAGAAATTATGAAGATAAAATTTGAAGTAGAACTTGATACTGAAAAACAGCAGGACTTAGATCTTGTAGAAGATATAATTTATCACTTACAAGATGTCCGTGAGTTGTTAGAAGACTATCAAGAAAACCTAAATAAACAACAAACAAAGAAAACTAATACACGGAGGAAGTAGCAATGGCTTGTGGATGTGGACGATCACCGGATGGGTGCCGAGGCTGGCACGCTCTTAGTGAAGAAGAATATCAAGTTGAATACAAGAAGTATTTAGAAGAAGAACAAGGACAACTTACAGTAACAGAAGTTGAACACTATACAGATAGTTTGTTCCGTTTTAGACTTACTAAGCCTAATAACTTCAAGTTTCGTGCAGGCGAGTTTACTATGGTAAGTGTCGAAGACGCTCCTAAACGTGCTTATAGTATCACAAGCGGACCTAGTGACGACTTTATTGAGTTTTATAGTATTAAAGTTCCTAACGGTCCTTTAACTAGTAAACTAAAGAATATTAAAGTAGGTGATACTGTTAGTGTAGGTAATAAGCCGACAGGCACATTGCTGGTTGATAATCTCACAGAAGGTAACGATTTATGGTTGCTTGCTACTGGCACAGGTATTGCACCATTTATCAGTTTGTTGCGTGACCCTGCTACACGATCTAAATATAAGCGTATACACGTTGTATGGAGTGTGAGAACACAAGCAGAACTGGAAGCATATGACGATATTATTGGTTCAGACGTTAATGTTGATTATGTTCCTGTGGTTACACAAGATGCAGATTGGCCAGGTGAAACTAATCGTATTACCACGTTGATTAAAAATGGTGCGATTATGACAGGCGCAACTCCAGACAACGACAAAGTAATGTTATGTGGTAATATGGACTTTAACTTAGATATTAAAGAAATGTTAGAATCAAATGGGTGGACTGAAGGTAATAAAAAGTCTCAAGGATCGTTTGTATTAGAAAAGGCGTTTGTAGGATGAAAAAGAACGGCATAGACTATAATGAATACATAAAGTCTAATGCTTGGCGTAGAAAACGCAAACAATTCTTTGAATCTAAAATGTGGAAAACTTATCCTCACGGTGTAAAAGCTGGAAAATTTGTATGTTACTGCTGTGGTGCAGATGATAGATTAGACTTGCATCATAGATCCTACAAGCGATTCGGTAACGAACGGATTAGCACAGATTTAATACCTGTGTGCAGGAAATGCCATGACGAAATACACAAGACACAAAAGTCTGGAGTTCAGCTTTGGAAAGCTACAACTAAAACAGCAAGTAGAAAGAGGAAAAAAATATGAAGGTAGGATTCACCTGTTCGACGTTCGATTTACTACACGCAGGACATGTACAAATGTTGCGTGAAGCAAAAGAACAATGTGATTATTTGATCTGCGGCTTGCAAGTAGATCCAAGTATAGATAGGGCAGAAAAGAACTCACCTATACAAACTGTTGTAGAACGCTATACCCAACTAAAAGCAGTAGGCTATGTAGACGAAATAGTTCCCTATGGTACGGAAAAAGATCTAGAAGATATCTTGACAATGTATCATATTGATGTTAGAATATTAGGAGAGGAGTATAGAGATAGAGACTTCACAGGCAAAGACATATGCCGCAAACGTGACATTGATCTATACTTCAACAAGAGAGACCATCGCTTTAGCTCAAGTGATTTGAGAAAGCGTGTAGCAGAAAGGCAAAACAATGACAGAAGGTCCATTTAAAAATGCATTTGATGCAGACACTAACGGTGTTGTTCGTCGTGAGATTGTAACCTATCGTTTTAAGAACGGTACGATGATTAAGGAAACAGCAGTACGTGATTATTACAAAGACGGTGATTATCACGATTCGCAAAACGCAATGCCCCTAGTAGAAAGATAATAACATGTCACTAACACTATCTGAACTTAAAAAAGTATTAATTGCTGCAAATGCAGAATTTATAATAACTAGAGCAGACGATCAAATAGTACATGTTAACTTTTATGTAGAAAAGGAAAAAGAAGATGCCACTACCTGAAGGACGTAAACCATTAACAGATGGTGATATGGTTATCTTGCTACACAATATGGCAAGAAGTTTTGGAGAACGAGATAAACTTATGGAAGCAGAAATGCGACAGGTTGCTGATCGCTTTTCAGAACTGGCAAAGGCAGCAAGTATTGCACAGCATAAGGCACAGCAAGGATGAGTAAAGCATTTTGGGAAGGATTTCGTGAAGGTTACCTAAAGTTCTTCTGGCCTGGTATAATCGTTTCTTCTGCATTCGTATTAGGAGTGCTTCTTGGTAACCACGGTCATCCTTATGAACAGTGTACACGCAAAGGATTTACTAATGCAGAAGATATTGGCGAGTGCATTTGGCTATTAAACAATCAACCGGCATTGAGGTAAAGAATGTGAAACGTAAATTTATATTTGATGTAGACGGTACGCTTACACCTAGTAGGCAAAAAATTGATGATAAATTTTATCATTACTTCTTAGACTTTTGTCGCAACAACTTAGTATACATAGTTACTGGTAGTGATAAGGCAAAGACGGTCGAGCAGTTAAGTGAAGAAATTTATAATTCTTGTAATACTGTTTACAACTGTTTAGGCAATGACGTTTATCAAGGCAATGAAAATATCTATCGCAACAAATGGGTACTTCCAGAAGTAGTTCACGAAGCACTGAGTTTTTTGTTAGGCGAAAGTAGTTTTCCATTAAGAACAGGGTTACACTTCGAACATCGTCCGGGTCTATGTAACTTTAGTGTTGTAGGCAGAAATGCTACACTAGAACAAAGACGACAATATGTTGAGCACGACAGAGAAACAAAAGAAAGAATACTAATTGCAAATGCAATCAATGATATGTTTCCTGATGTTGAAGCAAGAGTAGGTGGCGAAACCGGTATCGACATAATTCAACGAGGAAGAGACAAAGCACAGATAATGAGCCATTTTAATGAAGAAGATACTGAAGTATTCTTTTTTGGAGATAGAATGGAGCCGGGCGGTAACGATCATTCTCTTGCAGAATCTCTTCGTAAAAAGAAAGGCTCAGTATTGTTTCATGTAAAAGATTATAAAGATACGTGGGATGTATTGAGAAATCAGATATGAATATTTTATTAACAGGACATAAAGGCTTTATCGGATCTGCATTGTTCAATAGATTAATACGATTAGGACATAGTGTTGCAGGTATTGATATCGAAGCAGGTTGGGATCGTGATAAACTGTATAGCAGTCAAAACTTACTAGATTGTGCATTACCGAATGACGTTGAACTAGTTATTCATTTAGCAGGCAAGAGCGGAGTGCGTGAAAGCCTAACTGATCCAGCAGCATATTGGAATAACAACGTAGAAGCAAGCCGCAGACTGTTTGAATTTTATGAAGGTACACGCATACTGTATGCAAGTAGTTCGAGCGCATACGAGCCCGATTTGAACCCCTATGCGGCGAGTAAGTTCCTTATGGAAGAACTAGCAGAACGCTATGGTACAGATCATTTGGGTATGCGCTTCCATACAGTGTATAGCGATAGTTGTCCTAGAGAAAATATGTTCTTTAACAAACTACGCAACAATAAACTAGAATATGTAACTAATCACTATAGAGATTTTATTCATCTAGAAGATGTACTAGATGCAATTGAAATATTAATAGCAAAACCTCATGTTAAAGGTGTTATTGATATCGGTACGGGGAATCCTGTTAGGATCCAAGACTTAGCACCAGATCTACCGGTTCGTCTAAATACCCCAGGAGAGCGAGAATGGACTTGCGCTAACACAGAAAAAATGAAGAACTTAGGCTTTAAACCTAAATACTCAGTAGAAAAGTTCTTGACAAACCAAGGCAATGATAATATAATAAACTTATTCAATGGAGAAACCACAATATGAAAGACATCCTTCAAGACGTAGTTGCACACACTCATGCACTAGGCTTCCTTTCGTTAGTTAAGGTAACTAACGAAGATAAAACATCAATCGATTCGATGGCAGAAGATCGTTCAGTTATCCTGTCAGCAGAAACACATGCACCTGTAGCAGAGTTTGTAGGCACATTTGGTATGCCTAACCTAGACAAACTTAACTTGCACTTGAAGAACCCAGAGTACAAGGACAATGCTAAGATTGAAGTTGTACAGGCAGAGCGTAACGGCGAAACAGTTCCAACACATATTCACTTTGAAAACGCAGCAGGCGACTTCCAAAATGATTATCGCTTTATGAACAAAGCAATCATTGAAGAAAAACTAAAAACTGTTAAGTTCAAAGGCGCTGCATGGAATGTAGAATTTCAGCCAAGTATGGCAGCAATTGCACGTATGAAGTTAATGGCAGCGGCACATTCAGAAGAGCCTACATTTAACGTGTCAACTAAAGACGGTAACCTAGTGTTTAGTTTTGGCGATGCAAGTACACACGCAGGTGAGTTTGTATTTGAAGCAGGCGTTTCTGGTACACTAGCTCACACTTGGAGTTGGCCAGTAGCACAAGTACAAGCAATTCTTAACCTAGATGGCGATGCTACAATGAGCATTTCAGATCAAGGTGCAATGAAAATTAGCGTAAATTCGGGTATGGCAACATACGATTACATTCTACCAGCACAGAGTAAGTAACGAATGAATAAAGACTTAACCGCAACACAAAACGATTACGCTCGTTTTTTGCCAGCACTAAGTGGCTTCTATGCAACTTATGTAGGCAAACAGCGTTATGACGAGTATGTGGATAAGTCTCGTATTCCAAGCAATTTTACTAACGGTATTGAAAGTCTAAATTACTTAAACAAGCAAGAAGGACAATTTCAATATCAGTGGACTCTGTACTCGGCAGGACACGCAGAACTAGATACTACTAAACATGCACCTAAAGAAGATATGGTGCGTAACCGTGATAGACAGAACTCGTGGATACTAGGCGACTCAGGTGGTTTCCAGATTGGTAAAGGTGTTTGGGAAGGAGACTGGAAGAATCCTAACTGTCCTAAAGCACAAAAGAAAAGAGAACAAGTTCTCCGTTGGATGGATGCTTATATGGACTATGGTATGATCCTTGATATTCCTGCTTGGGTGTGTCGCTCGCCTGCTGGACGAGAAGCAACTGGTATTA